ACGCGGGCAAGCTGCCCAGATATATCCAACAGATTGAAATGTTGGACTATCCTCGGGACAGCGTGCAGATTGTGGCCGTGGAGGGGGACAGTGAGGATGAGACCCTGGCAATGCTGAGAGGCTGGACAGACACGCGCCTGCACCTGCTGAAGCGAGACACAAAAACGCCGCGTTTCCCATCGATAGAAAGCCCGGAGCGGTTTAAGGCGCTGAGTGTGGTGGGGAACACGGCCCTGGACTTTGTGGCCGAGAATTTGCAGGTGGACTATGTGCTGTGGCTGGAGAGCGATTTGATTTGGGAGCCTGACCTGTTGAAGCGGTTGGTCCGCCATAACGCCGATGCGGTGGCGCCGATGATCTGGGTGGAGATACAGGCGCACAAGCCGGTGTTTTATGACATCTGGGGTTTTAGGAATTTGAACGGCACGCGCTTCAGGCAGATCGAGCGCAATGCGTACCTGAACACTTACCGGTTTTTGTTTGAGGTGAGCAGCGCCGGGAGCTGCCTGTTGGTGAAAGCGGACTACATTTATAATTTTGCGCGCTTTGACTACCGGGCCATTGTGGGGCTATGCCAGGCCATACGCGAGCGCGAAGGGCGGATTGTGGTTGATCCGCTGACGGAGGTATATCACCCGTGGCCGCTATAGTACACATTTTGGGGGATGGCGCCCTGGCCAGAGAGCTGGCGCATTACTGCCACGTATACGCCCAGATGGAGGCGCAGTTGGTTGGCCAGCGCGATGAGAGGAGCCTGCCCGCTGGCGCGAATTGTATTGTGGGTGTGGGCGATCCGGGGCTGAAGCGGGCGCTGGCCGAGAAGTTTGACTGGCTGGTCAACTATTCGGGCTGGGATTTTGGCGACGGGGGGAGTTGGAAGCTGGATAAAGGCGCGGTAGTTGCGCCCGGCTGCCGAGGAACGGTGAACATTACGGTGGGGGCGCACAGTTACATCAACCTGAATTGCACCATTGGCCACGATGCGCGCATTGGCCGCTATTGCCAGATAAACCCCGGGGTGAATATAAGTGGCGGGGTGAGGATAAAAGACAGCGTGCTAATAGGCACCAATGCCAGCATCCGCGAGGGGGTGACGGTTGGCGAGGGCGCGATAGTGGGAATGGGCGCGGTGGTGCTGCGCGATGTACCCCCAGGCGTGACCGTGGCCGGGATTCCGGCGGAGGAGTTGAAACGTGGCTAGAAGTGGATTGGCAAACCTGATCACCAGACTGCGGTCAATGACCGGCGATTTGAGCGCCGACACCCTGAGCGATAACGACCTGCAAGATATTCTGGACGCGCACCGGCTGGAGGTGCGGCGCGAGAAGCTGGAGAGTAGACCGATGTACGCCAGCGGCTCGGCGGAGTATTACGATTTTTACAGCGCCCACCACGATTTTGAGGAGACCGACGGCGGGACAGCGGTTTTTGTGCTGGAGGATAGCACCGGCCTGAATCGCAGCACGGCGGATTGGACGGCCAATTATGTGGGCGGGCACGTGCAATTCAGCGGCGACCAGGCGGGCACGGCCGTCTACCTGACCGGGCGCAGTTATGACCTGCACGGCGCGGCGGCTGATGTATGGCGGCGCGTGCAGGGGAACAAGGCCGCGTTGTATGATTTTAGCGCCGACGGGGCGAAGATGAGCCGGAGCCAGTGGTTTGAGCATTGCGGCAGGATGGCGGCGCATTATGACCGGCTGGCCAGGCCGATGGTGGCCACAATGGTGCGCGGAGATGTCAGCTAAAACGTACATCAAGCTGGACAGCGTGCGCGGCGTGGTGACTGTGATGCGCGGTGACGAGCGGCGGGTGTATCGCAATGTGAAGGTGAGCAGTATTGTGCGGGTGCGGCGTTTGCCGGGGATGGCCTATCACGGGAATGGGATGTGGTTTGGAGAGTATCATCCCTGGTCGTAGGATTTACGATTTTGGATTTGTGATTTTGGATGTGTGATGACCGTTGCAGTGAGTAACGCCGAATTGAATCAGATGCGGAGCGATGCGGAGACGCTGACGCTGCCCGATACCTGTACCATTCAGCGGGCGGGGAATACGGTGGATAGCGTGGGGAGCGTGACGCCGGATTGGGAGACGCTGTACACGGATGTGGCCTGCCGATTGTATTACACGGCTTATGTCAGGGGACGCCCGGAGGAGGCGGAGCAATGGGTGAGTATAGCGCGCTGGGTGTTGAGACTGCATTGGGATCAGGATATTCAAGCCGGGGATCAAGTGTTGATTGACACAGACACCTATCAGGTGGTGGCGACGCAGGACGCTCACAATTTCCGCGTGCTGAGGCGCGTTTTCCTGATTAGAGTGGATTAGTTGCCGTAAATGGGAAGTTTGGCGCAGGAGAATGGCTCTCACAGAGTCTTTATCCGCAGATTTCGCCGATTGACGCAGGTTTTTAGGAATATGGCCGGAAATATCTCTATCAAACTGGATATGAAGCGATTGGACGGCCTACCGGATGAGGTTCGGCGGAATGGGGCGCTGATTTTGGATAAGGCGGCGTTTGAGGTGGATGCCGGGGCAAAAATGCGGGCGCCGGTGGACACGAGTGCGTTGAAAAACAGTATCACCGTGAGCGCGCCGGCGGAGTTGACGCGAGAAGTAAGTGACGGCGTAGAGTACGGCGTACACCAGGAATACGGCACCACCCGCCACAGCGCCACGCCTTTTATGACCCCGGCGGTTGAGGCGGTGCGGCAGGGGTTGGAAAGCGCCTGGAAGGAACTGATCAGTGAATGAGTTTGAAGCGGCCCTGTACAGCCGGTTGACCGGTGGAACCAGTATCACCAGTTTATTGGCCGGCACGGACTCGATTTACAACCAGCAGGCGCCCCCTGGGGCAGCCTACCCGCTGATTGTGTTTCAGTACCAGGGCGGTGGGGATGAGAACAAATCGCCGCACCGGGCCAAGAATATGTTGTACACCATCAAGGCGATCAGCGCGGACGGCCTGACCGACGCCGGCACAATCGATGCGGCAGTGGACACAGAACTGCACTTAGGAACGGCGCTGACGGTGAGCGGCTGGACCAATTTTTGGCTGGCCAGGGAGGGCGAGATCCGGCTGGTGGAGGCCACGCCGGAGGGTAACCGGTATTATCACGCGGGTGGAATTTATCGCGCCCGGATAGCAAAATAGTTATCCGCAGATTACGCAGATGACACAGATTATATTTTTGGAGGATTGAATAATGGCTGAATACACCGGACAAAACACGTACCTGGCGTTTAATGGCGTGGTCTACTCCACCGATTATCGCAATGTTGATATAGACGAAAGCGTGGAACTGATTGACGCCAGCGCCGGTTCTGATGCCTGGCGGACCAAGGTGAGCACTCTGAGAGATGGGGTGGGCAGTTGGGAATATCTGGAGCAGGATGGCGGGGCCGGAACGGCGCAATGGGCAAATGTAGCGCCCGACACCTCCGGCACGTTGGAGATAGGCAGAGAGGGGACGGCATCAGGTGATCCCAGAACCAGGGTGACCGTTACCATAAAGAAGCGCGCGCGGAAAAACCCCTATGCGGATCTTGTGGTGATTAGCGTGGAATTTGAATACAACGATGCTGACGGGCCGACGGAAGACACATATCCGTAGGCTAAAAGACAAACATTGGGAGGATAGATGTCAGAGCGCATTGAGATTGATCTGAACCGCCTTACGCGGGGCGAGTTTGCGGAGATTATGGGCAACACGCCAGGAGTGCGCCTGTCGTTGGATGACACGGCGACATTGGTGGCGCGCGTGGTAACGGATTGGCCGTTTGAGCCAGAGATTAGCGAAGACGGGTTTAGGGCGTTGGGCCTAGTTGACAGCCGCGAAGTGGAAGACGTGGTGACGGCGGCCCTGAAAGACCTGGCAAAAAAAAATTAGGTAAGGCTATTTTTTTGGCCGCGCAGCACGGCGGCCAGATGAGCCTGGAGCAGGTCATCCGTTATGAGCGCGTAAAAATTGCGTTTCTCACCGGCTGGACGCTGGAGTACGTGGATAGCCTGGGCCTGAGCGACAGGCGCGATGTGTTGGAGATTTATGATGTTGAGGGGGCCATAACCGCCGACCGCCGCGCCCAGGCCGCAGCCAAAGCGCGCCGGAAAGGGCGGAGGCGGTGAGTGAGCAGGCGAGGGCTTCTCCCCCCTCTAGCTCCCTCCGCTGGGGGGAGGACTTAATTCCCCTCCCTGTGGGAGGGATTAAGGGAGGGAGAAACCACTTGACAAGGAAATCAAGGGTATGGCCATAGAAGTTGCCAGTCTGAAAGCCACATTGGGCTTAGACACCACCGAATTTGATACCAAGAGCCAGCTTGCCGGGGGCAAGCTGCAAAACCTGGGCGGGCGCATTAAGACCGGCCTGGGCGGCGCGGCTGTTTTGGGCGCGGGAATGGCGGTGAAGGCAGTGGCGGGCATTGGCGTGGCGGCATTCAGCGCGGCCAATGATTTGAGCAAAGCCACGCAGGATATTCAGGCGCAATTAGGTGTAACCGAACAAGAGGCGCAATCATTGGGCAAGGTGGCTCAATCAGTCTTTACGGACAATTTTGCCGGTTCTATTCAAGAGGCGGGAGCGGCATTGATTGCCACACGCCAGCAGTTGAAGGGACTGTCAGATGAGGACCTGAAAGCGGCCACTGAAAACGCGCTTCGGTTGACCGACGCCTTTGGGGAAGACCTGAGCGAGGTGTTGAACGCATCCGGCACGCTGATGCAACAATTTGGCATTAGCCAGCAAGAAGCGTTTGACCTGATAACCACCGGCTTTCAGCGCGGCCTCAACTCTTCTGGTGATTTTCTGGGCAGCATCAGCGAGTATGGCAACCTGTTCGCCGAGGGAGGCGCCTCGGCGAGCGAGTTTTTCAGTGTGCTGGAGAGCGGCTTGCAGGGTGGCGTTTTGGGTACGGACAAAGTGGCGGACGCTTTCAAGGAATTTGGGATCCGCTTCAACGAGGCGGATGACGGGATGGTGGAGGCGTTTTCTGATTTGGGACTGAGTTTTGGTGACATCAAATCCCAGGTTGATAGCGGGGCCATTTCAATGGCCAATGCGTTTGGAGTGGTAGCCACGGCGGTGCAAGAATCTAATATGCCCGCGTCGGCGTTGAATGCGACCGTGGCCAAAATGGGGACTCAATTTGAAGACTTGGGAGCGAGCGCGGTGTCCGGGCTCAGTTTGACCACCACTAGCTTACAGGAAATGGCCGGTGCAACCGAAGGCCTGGACGCCCAATACGATACGTTAGGAGTGCGTTTTGAGGGCTTAAAGCGCAAAGCACTTGAGGCGTTTACCCCGCTGGGCGAGCAGTTGGTCACGTTGGGCGAGAAGG